GTATGAAGCCGCCAAGACCATCACTGAGCGCCTATCGTTTGCCTTCCTCATGCACTCCTCCGTGCAACGGCAAGCCGAGCGTGTGACCGCAGAGGAGATCAGGTTCATGGCCTCGGAGCTCGAAGACGCCCTCGGCGGCGTCTACTCGATCCTGAGCCAAGAGTTCCAGATGCCCCTCGTCACTCGCATCATGGACCGCATGACCAAGGCCAAGCGCCTCCCGCCCCTACCTAAGGGTGTCGTGAAGCCTGCCATCGTCACAGGTCTGGAAGCCCTCGGTCGTGGACACGATCTAAACAAGTACCTCACGATGCTGAAGGCACTCCAGCCTCTCGGCCCTGAGGTCCTAGCAAAATACATGAACCCCGGTGACTACATCTCCCGCGTAGCAACCTCCCTCGGAATCGACGCCGCTGGGCTCGTTAAGAGCGAGGATCAGATGATGCAGGAGGAGCAGCAGGCACAGCAACTAGCCCAGATGCAGCAGATGCAGCAGATGATGGGCGATGTGGCAGGAAAGGCCGCACCGAACGTAGTCAAGGGCATTGCAGATCAACAGGCACGGGCCGACGAGGCCGCAGCCACATCCCCACAGGAATGATAAATGTCAGAAACCGAAAGCGTGGAAATCAAGAGCTTCGATGAAGAGTACAACCCTTCACTCGAGGACGAGGCTTCTAAGTTCGAAGACCCGGTAGACCCGGATCGTCCAGCATGGTTACCTGAAAAGTTCGCCTCCGTCGAGGACATGGCCAAAGCCTATTCCGAACTGGAGAAGAAACAAAGCAGAGGTCAGAATATTGCGGATGACATCCCGACTGAAGATACCCCGGAAGACGCAGAAGAAGCAGACACCGAAGTATCACAAGAGGAGACTGAGCAAGCAGCTCGCGAAGCTACAGAAGCAGCGGGACTGGACTTTGATGACCTTAGTAGAGAGTATTGGGAAGCGGGAGAACTGAGCGAGGATGCTTATGCAAAGCTCGAACAGTCCGGCATCCCTAAGAACGTAGTCGATGCTTTCATCAAGGGGCAGGAAGCCCTCCTCGACCGTACGCGGAACGAGGTGTTTGAAACCGTCGGCGGTGGTGAGAACTACCAGTCCATGATTGAGTGGGCTGCGGACACTCTCCCACCTGAAGAGATCGAGGCCTACAACCGGGCTGTAAACAGTGCCGACCTGAACACCGCCAAGATGGCAGTGACTGGTCTGAAGGCACGTTTCGATGCTTCGGAAGGCTTTGAGCCCCGGAGGTCTGTCAAAGGTGCTGCCGCCCAGGCTGCCCCACAGTCCTACCGTTCACTTGCTGAGATGCGAGCTGAAATGTCTGATCCACGTTACAGCTCTGATCCGGCGTTCCGTCGCGAGGTCGAGAAGAAACTCGCCAACAGCGACATATTCTAGGAACTACATCGATGGCCCGTGATTACGATAAAGAGTATAAAGCATCGCGGACGCCAGAGCGCCGTCGCGCCAACATAATGCGGCAACGAGCGCGGCGTTTGATGATAAAGAAACATGGAGAGAAAGCTCTGAAGGGTAAAGAGGTGGATCACAAGAACCTTAACCCCACCGATAACCGGATGAGTAACCTCTCCATTAAAACCCGGTCTGCTAACAGACGTAAGCAGCCCAAACACAAGTAGAACAACCAAACCTTCTGGCCCTAATCCCAACCCTGCGGGGTGTGAGGAGGTGGATAACTAGATCGTGAGAAGTGCTACATTTCAACCCTAATCCTTAATCAACCACTTTTCATTTCAGAAGGAATATTATTATGGCTAATGCAACTCCCTCCCGTCTTGGTCAGGTCGCTGGCGCTGGTGACACCGATGCCCTCTTCTTGAAGGTATGGTCCGGCGAAGTGATGACCGTCTTCTATAACAACTGCGTTATGAAGGACAAGACTCGTGTTCGCAACCTGTCGCACGGTAAGTCTGCCCAGTTCGCCGCTATTGCTGGCAACTCGGCTGCCTACCACACGCCGGGTGCTGAGATCACCGGCAACGCTGTCCAGCACGATGAGAAGGTCGTCACGATCGACGACATGCTCATCAGCTCGGCGTTCATCGCGAACATCGACGAGGCAAAGAACCACTACGAGGTCCGCTCGGAATACGCCCGTGGCTGCGGCGAAGCACTCGCCCAGACCTACGACCGCAACCTGTTCTCGCTGGCTGTTAAGGCAGCTCGCGACCCGTCGGGTATCGGTGCAGGCGCAGTTGGGCAAGGCGATGCGGTTTCGACCAACATCGGCGCTACCCCGACTGTTCAGCAGATCGTTGATGGCATCTACGCTGCGGCGCAGACCCTCGACGAGAAGAACATTCCGGCATCGGATCGCTACGTCTTCGTATCTCCGGCTACCTACTGGGGCCTAGTCACGAACGACAAAATCCTGAACAAGGACTTCACCTCCGAAAACGGCGCATACGAAGATGGCACCGTCATCAACGTCGCTGGCATGAAGGTCGTGAAGACCAACAACCTCGCCCAGAACCACGTCACCGGCACTGTAGACTTCGGTACTAAGTACCAGGTCGATGCCTCCGACACTGCGGCTCTGGTTATGCACCCATACGCAATGGGCACCGTAAAGCTCCTGGACCTGAAGTCCGAGAGCGCATACGACATCCGCCGTCAGGGCACCCTGATGGTTTCGAAGATGGCCGTGGGTTAATTATGGCCCCTCTGCGGAGTAATCCGCAAAGCAAAGTTCTCTAATTCGGTGGACCTCTCTATGAGACAATACCGAGCCAAGCCTCGCAAGAGGAAGGTGTAACGACTATCCCGCAAGGGAGTAAGACCAAGTGGTCTGAAATGGGAACTCTCCGAAGAATGTATTGAGCCTCTCCACCCCGAGGAGGCTCTCATGCAGACTTGTCGCATATGCGATGAGCCGAAGCCTCTTGATGCCTTCCACTTCCGTAAGGATAATGGAAAACATCGAACCGAATGTAAAGACTGTCGGAACAAGAAAGAGGCAGCTCATCGGTATAATATTACTGTAGAAGATATTGACAACCTCGTCGCCCGAGCGGGCAACCGCTGCGAGATATGCGGTATACACGCATCCGAGGTTGTGCACAAACAATACACAACGAATCCGCTTGTCATAGATCACTGTCACACAACTGGCGAAGTTCGTGGACTGCTCTGTCCAACCTGTAATTCAGGGCTTGGACACTTCCACGACGATCCTGAAAAAATAATCAAAGCGGCTCAATATATTCTATCTCGGAGAAAGATATAGTCTGATCTGTAGGGCGACCTACAGCAGCCGAAAGGCGGTCACAGCTTAACGACCTGTGGCGAACACTCATGCACGGCGTCATTCGTCCAGAATGCATCATCGAACTGCGTAAGGCGGCTTAATCCTTACACGGGGAGGGCTTCGGCTCTCCCCACTTTTTCTTTTATTCATACTTTACCTATTTACCGGAGGTCATAGATGACTACCTACGTTAATCCCATGACGAAGCTACAGGCTGTCAACATCTGCCTCTCGTCAATGGGTGAACCCCCCATCTCTACTCTCGATAGCGCCGCCCCGGACGCTCAGGTTATCTCGGACATTATCGACGAAACCTCACGATCAGTGCAGGCCATTGGCTGGCATTGGAACATCGAGAAGTACATACTCTCCCCCAACACTAATAACGAGCTCGTGCTCCCGAACAATACACTCCGTGTAGACAGTGTAGACACCTCGTCTGACATTGATGTGATCCAGCGTGGACTTCGTTTGTTCAATCGCACGGACAACGCCTACACATTCACCGACCCGATCACGGTCGAGGTATTCGTTGGTCTACCCTTCGATGACCTCCCGTTTGCAGCCAAGCAGTACATAGCCCTCGCGGCTGCCCGTATTGCCCAGCAGCGTCTACTTGGGTCTGACAGTCTCTACAAGTTTAACGTCCAAGATGAGCAACGGGCTTGGCTGAACCTTCTCCGTGATGAGTCTGACGTGTCGGATCGCAACATGCTTTACGACAGCTACAGCACCTCCTCCATGCTCATGCGTGGAGCCTTCTCACGAGGAGTAATCTAATGCTAATATCCGGCTCACTTGTTAATTTGGTCGGCGGCGTCTCACAGCAGCCGCCATCTCTCCGGCTCTCCACTATGTGCAGCCGGATGGAGAACGCATGGCCCAGCCTCATGTCTGGCCTACAGAAGCGTCCTCCTACTGAACACGTTTCTGCTGTCAACATCGCCGCCCCTAACAAGGCCAAGGCGCACTTCATCGACAGGTCTAACACCTACCGCTACCTCATCATTGCGATGAACGGGGACCTGAAGGTAGTTGATGTAGAGACCGGTGCTGAACAGACGGTGACCTTCCCTGACGGCAAGAGCTATCTGGATGTCACTTCCCCAAACGACGACTACCGATTCCAGACGATTGGTGACTACACCTTCATCCTGAATAGGACCAAGGCTGTTGGCACAGTAGCAAAGGTTGAGTCCGGCGGGTATACACCTGATGGCACCGCCGCTAACTTCGCGTCCCTCCCCACAGCCGCTATAGGTTATCTTGGGGATGTCTACCAGACGACCGACACCAGCTTCTACTACCTCTGCGTAGATATACCGGGGGTTGATCAGGTGTTGGAGTGGGAATTGGTTGGTCAAGTAACAATAACCGAGGGTGACGACTTCTTTTGGTCTCTCCCAAACCCATCTTCGGGTAGCGAAGGTGATACTATTGTCTTGGCTGAGGATTATGGTGACGGGCTTCCTGTTTACTTTGAATACGAATTGGTAGAGACCCAAGCAGCCGTTCCTGTGAGCTATGAGTGGCAGGTACGGGACATCTCCCAAATTTCCCCTAACTTCTCCGGTCGCCGTAACCCCCAGAACGAGGCCATCGTATACGTTCAGCAGTCTGTAGCTAACCACTACTACTCGGTCTACATCGACGGAACCCTCGAGGCCTCCTACCTCACCCCGGTAGGCACTGATGCGAGCACCGCCGTACCTGATACAGCCGTTATTGCCGGGGAGCTGAAGACGGACTTGGAGACGAATGGCTGGACCGTTATACAGAATGGCTCGACCCTTACGATCACCGACTTCCCTACCGATGGGAAGATAGAGGTGCAGGGTGGTTCAGGCGACAAGGCCCTCAAGGCATTCTACAAGAATGTCCTCTCCTTCTCCGACCTTCCTCCTAACGCTCCTGAAGGCAAGATCGTGAACGTCCAGGGAGACCCTGAGGAGGCCGGGGATGACTACTACGTCATCTTCAAAAACGGCTTATGGGAAGAATGCGTGGGCTATGGTGAAGGCGAGGAGCTACAACTAGCTACCATGCCCCATACCCTGATCCGCAACTCTGATGGTACATGGACCTTCCAAGAGCATAACTGGAAGGGACGTACCGCTGGTGACGCCAGTAGCTCCCAGAACCCATCCTTTGTGGGCAGGACCATTAACGACTTGTTCACATGGGTAGGCCGTCTGGGCTTCCTGTCTGACGAGAACATCATCATGTCGGAAGCGAATAACTACGAGAACTTCTACCGGACAACCGTGACCCAGCTCGTGGACAGTGACCCCATCGATGTAGCAGCCCTGAGCGATCAGGTGAACATCCTACGCCATGCGGTTCAGTTCAACAAAGACTTGATTGTCATGTCCTCCAAAGAACAGTTCCGTGTCGCTTACGACAACTACCTCTCTCCTAAAACCATCAAGGTGCAGTTCTCTTCTGGCTTTGACGTCTCGGAACGCATCAAGCCTACCATGTTGGGCACCTCGCTCTACATGGTAGATGACCGTCCGTTCTACAATTACGTCAAGGTCCGCGAGTTCTACCCGAAGGAGAATGGCACCATAGATGATGCAGATGACGTAACAGCCCCGATCCCTGAGTACATCAAAAATGATGTTCAGTTCGTTGCTGGCTCTGACCGTAATCAGGTCTACATTGTTGGGACGCAGGGAGAGACGAACTCCCTATTCGTCTACAAATACTTCTGGGCCGGAAATAAGAAGGTACAGAACGCTTGGAGCAAGTGGACCTTCCCGGCTGTTACCCGCATTCTGTGGGCTGGCTTCTCTGGATCGTATATGTACCTACTCATGCAGCGGACCGATGGTCTGTTCTTCGAGCGCATCTTCCTCGACGAGGACGTATATACAGACACTAAGGACCTGACGTACTACATCGACAGGCGGTATGAACTAGCCCCAGCAGACATTTCGTTCGCCGGAGGTAACACCACGCTGACCCTTCCATACGAGCCTGTAGGTAAGGTGGAGGCCATCTCATGTGATCATACTCTAGAGGTGTATGGTCTGAGGCACACAACGTCTGCCACGGCTAACCCCGATGAATACACTGTTGCTAACGAGGACCTGACCGGGAAGGAGGTCTATGTAGGCATCCCCTACACCTTCTCCTTTGAGTTCTCGACGATCTATCCGAAGCAGCAGCGTGGACAAGGCGAGGTAGCCCTCCTCGATGGTAGGGTTCAGTTGAGGTATCTGACTATCTCATACAACAACACAGCCTACTTCGATGTGAAGTCGGAGACCGTCGGACGAGACCCGTTTAACTTTACGTTCACTGGTCGTATCGTCGGACAGGCATCATCCAATATAGGTGTTGTCCCCCTCGATAGTGGGTCTTACCGACTCCCTGTCCTAGCGGTAAACACTGATTCAACGATCACGCTAACAAACAGTACTCCCTACCCCTGTTCCTTCGGCAACGCCGAGTACCAGGCAGAGTATCAACCAAAATCTAGAAGGCGTATATGAACCAATACTACAGGCCTGCCATAGAGCAGGACGTAGAGTTCGTAGCACCTAACCTTCGTACCGCAGACATCCAAGAGTGTGAGGCCGCTGGCTTCAACGCTCTGGATGCTCTGTGGGCGTCTTTCCATGCATCGGAGGTATGCTACTTCCTACACCATGAAGGCGACCCCGTAGGCATCACAGGCGTCTGTCCCAGCCCTCTAGGGCCTGAGTTCGGCACCGTCTGGATGATGGGGACGGACAAGATCAAACGCTATCGCTCGCCTTTCCTACGATCCAGTAAACAGGCACTCGACGATCTATTCGAGGCCTCAGGTAGGCGATGCCTCCACAACATGACGTGGTCCGGGAACACACTCCACCATCGGTGGCTGAAGTACCTCGGGTTCACATTCCTCCCTTCAATCACTGTCCCTCCCCACGGAGAGATATTCCTCCCCTTTGCTAAACTAAAGGAGTAGCACCATGTGTACAATCATGGCGGCACTAGGTGCTGCCTCATCTGTAGCCAAGTTCGCAGGCCAACAGCAGGCAACCGATGCCTACAATTCGCAGGCTGCGGCTGCACACCGGGATGCCGGTATAGCCGCATCCAACAAATACACAGACGAGCAGCGTAAGCTCATTTATAACTCTAGGTCTGCCCAACAGAAGGGCTACGAAGCCGCCCTGAAGGGCAGGGCCGCAGTAGCCACCGGCACAGCCTCGTCAGGCTCTGCTGGTATTGCAGCAGGCTCCCTGACCCTCGACCAGCTTATCGCTGCCTCCAAGCAGAAGGCTGCGGAGAACGAGGCTCGTGTACAGACCAAACGAGAAGATATGACAGAGGCCTACCGTGGCCGAGTGAAGACGTATGAGGCCGAGGCCCAGCAGCGTATCAACTCCATGCCCCTCAAGGAAGGCCCCAACCCTCTCGGTCTAGCAATTAACATAGCGGGTGCCGCAGTAGGCGGTATGAACACGTCCAACCCCGGTTGGGCTTCCTCGTTTAGCTTCCCGACATTCAAATAATCTAGGAGATCACAATGGCAGGGATCACCCTCCCCGATCAAGAAACTGTAGACTTGGGTAATTCGAGGATTACCCCCCGTGAGACATATGCGGTTGATCCTCGTGCCATCCAGAGCCAATACCGCGACAGTGTAGCCAATGCCGACCAACTCGCTCGCGCCTTGGCAGGCCTATCCAAACAGGTCGGTCAGACCGAGGCCCTACAGGCAGAGCGAGAGTTGAAGCAGAAGGACGTCATCGCGGCCTCTGTGATGAATGACATCAAGGTCGGCCCAGGCGGTAAGCCCCTTCAAGAGCAGCTAACAACGCTACGTCCTGACATGAGGCCACGTCTGCGTGCTGCGGTGGCTGAGAGCATAGGTGCTACTCATGGTGCCGCAGAGGCCCGCAAGGCGTACGAGGCTGAGATAGCCAAGAACCCCGAGGCCTTCAACACACCTGAAGCAGCGCAGGCGTTCTTTCAGAACTGGGCCGCGAAAGCGGCAGCCCGCGTGGGCGCAAACCAGTTCTACGGTCCGGCATACATTGCAGCCGCTAAGAAGTACTTTGCAGGCGCTGATGCTAACGAGGCTCGTACTCGTGTCGCCAAGATGAAGAAGCTCATAGCTGAACGCAGCTCCGAAACCCTAAGTGAGTCCTTGTTTGGCAAGGGCGTGAAGGGTGACGAGGCTGGCTCTAAGGCTAACACGTCGTCTACGGGTGGCGGTGGTAACGTTACCTACGCTGACAGTTTCAAATCTAAGATACGCAACAAAGAGATTACTGACAGCCTGAAGAACCAGATCGCCAAGGCCGGTAAGATGACCGGGCTGAACGCAGTTGTACACTCAGGTGGACAGGATGCGAAGGGCCCTGGTGCGCGTCGGACTGGAAGCAATCGGCATGACCACGGTAACGCCGCTGACATCGACCTTACGGACGGTGCAGGTCGGCGCTTGTCCTTCTCCAACCCAGCGGATCGTAACAAGATCAGCTCATTCATTACCCACATCGTCGCAGCAGGTGCCAACGGCATCGGAGCTGGGCCGGGTTATATGACTGATGGCCGTATTCACGTTGGCGGAGGCAGTAGCCTGACGTGGGGCGCAGGTGGTAGTTCTAAGAATGCCCCGGCATGGGTGAAGGCTGCATACGCTGAAGGTATGCGCCTCCGCAAGGCCGGTGGTGGGGCTACAACCTCAGGCTCCCCCGTGAGCGCCTCCTCCATGATCCGCCAGTTCGAGGGGTTCAGGGCAACCTCATACCTCGATAAAGGCGCTGACAATAAGCACCGCATTGGCTTTGGTAGCGATACCATCACCAAGGCAGACGGAACCGTCGTCCCGGTAACACCCGGTATGACCGTCTCGAAGGCCGATGCAGAGCGTGATCTGGAACGACGTATCAAGACCGAGTTCGCACCGAGAGCGCAGAAAGCTGCTGGTGGTTGGTGGAAGGGTGCCAGTGAAGGCCAGAGGGCCGCACTAATCTCGCTCACCTACAACTATGGCAACGTACCTAAGTCGGTACGGGAGGCCCTCAAGACCGGCGACAACAATAAGATTGCCGCAGCCATTGAGGCGCTGCCCTCCAAGCTCCCGGGCCTGTCCCGGCGCAGGATGGCTGAGGCCGCTGCTATTCGTAGCGGTAACTCCGAAAGCACCCCGAATGCTACCGGCGCTATGGTCGGTGACTTCTTGGACGAGAACTCCCCTAACCCTGAGATCGGTGTTCAGAAGAGTACCCTCCCAGCCTCCCAGCTATTCCAGAACTTCCAGAAATGGGATTCGAACGAAGAGCTGCGGTCTGGTGACCTCATCAGCCGGAAGGAGCGTAAGGCGAAGTTCATCGAGGTCGTCACTAACCGTGCCCTGGCCACACAGGATCCGAGCCTCCTGAAGCAGATACCGAAGTTCTATGTAGACAAGGATGGTAAAAAGCAGGCCTTTCTCACAGACAGTGAGTATGCCGCTATACAGAAGTCTATGCGGGACATTGAGAAGATTCGGGTCTCCGGTATCACTGCTGCCCGTAAAGCCCGCGAGAGCGCTCGTAAGGATGCCCACACGGCTGCTATAAGTGAATATCGCACCCGTATAACAAGCTTCTACTCTGATCCCCAGAACGCCGGTAAGGAGTTCAAGATCAGCATGGATGACTTGAAGCGTATCCAAGCGAACGCCCCTGATGGGTTTGATGCTGCTGCATACGCCATCAAGATGCGGAAGTCCTTCACGGATGCTACCGGAATGTCCACGGCCAATAAGGAGCTACTCAAGCGTGATTGGACCCAGAAGATACTGAACGCGGCGTGGCGTGGGGATACAGATAGTCTCCATGACCTTCGTAACAAGATAAACGATGGTGAGGTCCCGGCTGACCTCCGAAACGGCTTGGTAAAGGAAGTCGAGAAGTATCTCGATCCTAAGTATGCCGGTGCCATCTCCGGCCCTGAGTTCAAGGCTGGCCTGAAGACTGTTGAGGAAATCATCGATGGTCAGAAGGGTGGGGCACTGTCCCTCAGTAATACGGTGAAGGCGAACCCGAACTGGCCCCGTATCCGGGCAGCGTATGTTCAGGAGTTCAACAAAGCCATGATGGGTAAAGACTTCGATCCATCAAACACCATGCACCGGTTTGCTGCGGCAGAGGCTGCGGCCAAAGCCATCGTACCCTACGTCAAGTCGATCTTCCCAAAGAAGGCGGCTGAACTCGATCAGTTTGCCACTGGTCAGTCCTATGAGGACTTCAAGGCTGGCAAACCACAACCCCAATCTAAACCAGCCCCAGCAGCTAGCCCTGCCAAACCCGCCGTCGATGAGAAACGGTCGGCAGCGCAGAAGAAGCTATTCGGGCGATGATTGATAGGAACAAAGAATGATAGAAGAACTGGGGGCTAACATGCCCCCTATCCAAACACAGACACCCCTCGTGGGCGTCAACACAGTGGCACCTGCTCCCAGTTCTGTAGACGAGGGGCCTGCCCCTGATGACATGTCTCCAGAAGAACCAGTAGTTATCCCTAACCCGGTGGCTACTGCCTTCGCGGAGGACACCGCTATCCGTGCAGCCGAGGATGCAGCCGCTGCTAAAACCATCGCTGCCCTAGATGCCGACCCGGCCCCCGATGATATGCAACCTGAGCCTACCGATGTAGGCATCATAAATAAAATCGGAGAGGTCATTGTTAACCCCTTGGACGCCTCTCGTACTGCCTTTGGTGCAGTAACCTCATGGATGGTCCCTAAAGAGTTCACACCGGGCTACCGCTCGTTTACCGATATAGGTTCCGTTGACAAGATACCGCCTGCCGAAGTCGTCAACAACCTTCGTAGGCACCAGAGCGATCCTGATGTGGTCTCCCTGTTCGACGAGGAGTTCGGCCCAGGTTCAGCCAAGCGATACCTGTCGCTCCCCTCTGAGAGCCACATGTTCAACCTTTGGCTCTACCGGGATGACCCCGAGGTCGTCAAAGAGTTCGACAGGGTGTACGGCGGCACGTCTGCCCTAGCCCTGCGCCTCATGGACCCGGCTCGCTCCAGGTATACCAAGGCTCAGGACAAGCGGGAACTCATCGAGGTCCTCGCCCTCGGCCAGAGGACCATAGGAGGCCGCACAGGTGTCGTGAAGGAAACCATCGACGCTGCTACCACAGGTGCCGCCAAGGCTGGCCAAGAGCTTGTACGCTCCGGTATGTGGCTCGCAGACCTCCTCGCAGGCGGCGATAGCAACGTCTCCAAACAGATCGACTTCGGTGCAGGCTCCAATGTCGGCACCCAGAACCCCATGATCAACGATATGATCACCGGGGTGAGCCAGTTCTTAGCCGGTCGTGTTGCCATAGGCGGTAAGGCAGGAGGCTTCGCCAAGGAGCTGGGTATCGGAGCATTGGTGGACGCCTTCGCGTTCAACCCTGATGACCCGAACTTAGGCGACCTGTTCAAACGATTTGGTCTACCTGCCCCCACAGCGGCAGACTTTGAAAGCGAGATGGCCAAAAGGGCCCTGAACGCTGGATACGGTGCTGCTGCTGGTATTGTCGTGGCTGGTGCCTTCAAGGCGCTGGGAGGCCTATTCAGGTCCAAAACCCCTCAGGAAGCTGCCAAACACATTGAGGAGTTCCGTGCTAAAGTTAAAAAGGCGCAGGAAGCCCCTGTAAAGCCCGTAGAGGCCCCTGTAGGCCCCAAGGCCACAGAGGTACCACCTGTAGCCAAACCCGGCTCAGAGGTCCCCCTAGAGGCTCCTAGAGCCCTTCCAGAGGTTAAGGCTGCTGATACAGCAAGCATGCCCCAGAGAGATGCCCTGAAGGCTATCATCACAGACACTCCCCCAGGGGCTGTGGCCTACGATAATGCCCTCAAGGGTGCTACCTCTGACGGCTTCGTGCCTAACAGTGTAATCCGTATCCTCGACGATATGCCTAAGTTCGAGACCCTCACCATCAAGCAGATGGACGAGGCGGTTAGCGACGTGTTTGACCGGTGGTTGAACGTGGCAGGCAAATCGGTAGACGAGATCATGGACGTGTTCAACGCCCCTGCTATCCTCGACTACGTCCCGAAGATACAGCAGCTCGCCATCGCCACCTACCGGCAAGGACTTCGGAACCTGACCGCTGCCAAGGAAGCACTCGATGCTGCCAAGGCCCTCAAGGTGACCAATGCAGACAAGCTCGATGAGCTGGTTGCTGCCCAAGACATGGCTACGAAGCTGCTGGAGAAGTACAGCAAGGTGAACGATGCTGCGTCCCTGTTCTCAGGCCGCAACCTCGCCCTCCGTCAGACCTCTGAGAACGTCCGTAAGGCCCTTCGTCAGCCCATCGAAGACGCTATGAAGCGGGGTGCTACCCCCGATGAGATAGCAGACCTAGCGATGCGGGTGGAGAGGACCATCAACAAGGAGTCCCTCAATCGTGCCCTACGGCAGCTCGCCGCTATTAACAAGCAGATCGAAGAGGCGGTAAGCCCCAGTCAGGTGGAGAAGCTCCTCGTTAAGAAGACCGAGCTGGAGAAGGCTCTGGAACGCATCCAGACCACCATGACGAAGGAGGCCACAACCGCGTTCAGTGCAGGCCTACAGAAAGTGGGCTCTATCGGTCGGCAGATCGTGAAGGATGTAATCACCTTCACTACTAACGCCATGCTGAGTGGCTTAGGAACGCTCAAGAGAAACGTGCTTGGTGGTCTCGCACATCGAGCCGCTATGAACGTCTCAACTTTCTTAGGACAGGTAACCAAGGAGCTAACCCTCGCTAACATCGCCACACTCCGGTTGGGTAAGATTGCTCAGGGTGGAGCTGAAGGCATCCGCATGTACAGGATGCTGCGGGATGCCCGATCCTTTGGTCTACGAGCAGGTACAGACAGTGCGTACAAGACCTTCAAAAGTGCCTTGTCCGATGCTGCCGCGTCCTCTTGGAGGAACACCCCTGGGATGACCCGGTCCATCATGGACACCGCAGGCTCCGGGATCAACGCTGGGAACTACGGACTGAAGGACGATAGTGTACTAGGCCGTGTCATTAACGTGTTCGGCAAGGCTGTAGACCTACAGACCTTGGGTATGCGCTTTTCTGACGAGGTGATGACCAACATCTACAACATCTCCGCCAGAGCTGAGTACTCCGCATTCGAGTTCGCAGAGAAGGCCCTCAAGAGGGCTGAACTGGTTCAGGCAAAACTCCGTGACCCAAACCTTCGCCCCAAGACTGTCGCTCGTCTGAAAGATGAGCTGCGGACGCTGAAGGGATCGAAGGCAACGGTAGATGGGTTGACCCTGAAAGAGTTCGTCGAGCGAGACGTACTGGCCAGTAAGGATAAGCTAGGACGGTGGATACACGAGAAGTCTGCCGAGCGGGCTGAGTATATCCTCCTCAAGAACGACCTCAATGGCGTCTGGAAGAAGGCAGAGATTGCCGTCAACAGTGTCCCTGAAGCTCGTATCCTGGTGCCCTTCTTCCGGTCTCCGGTACAGGGCTTCCTTCGTGGGTTTGAGTACGTCCCTGTGATTCGTAACATCCCCGGCATATCCCAGTTCCGTAACCAGCTCAAATCAGCAGACCCCCTCGTAGCCGCTGAGGCTCGCGGGAAGATGTTCCTTGGGTATGGCATCATGCTGGGCATCTGGCAGATGTACGAGAACGACATGGTAGGTGAGTTCATAGGCGCTGGTGAACGTGAGAAGCGTCAAGCCAAGCAGGCCGCAGGTGGACTCCAGCCGAACTATGTAGACATCGGTGGTGGACGAGTGATCGACACGACAGGCTTGGACCCCGTGTCCATCCCGTTCGCCCTTGTTGGTGCCCTCCACGGCTCTATCAAGCGCATGGAGCGGGATCGTATGATCGAGGCTGAGCGGCAGGCCACTGGGCTGAAGAACCAGTCCCTACTTGGCCCCATCGCAGACCATACCCCTGATGCCTACCAGACAGCAGGTGCGTTTGCTGGCGCCATCGCCGCTGCGTTGGGTGTTGCTGCGGTTAACAACCCGGCGTTCACAGGTGTTAAGGACATCGTTGACCTTGCAGGCGCTATGTTCGGTGAGGATAAGGCAAACGCCCTGAAGGACCAGTCTGCCAAGCAGAAGGCCCTCTCACGTATCCTCCGTAACCAAGCCGGTAAGTTCGTCCCTGCCCTCTACAAGAGCATCAGGGACTACAACGATCCCCAGCTCTACGAACAGACGTATGCCCTCTCTGAGCTTCTCGATGCCTTCAAGAACGAGGCCTCCCTCAACCGGGAGGACATGTCCATGAAGTACGACGCTATGGGCTACCCTATCCAACGAGCGACGGACCCACGTGGCTTACGAGGCCCCCTCAATACGATGAGGCCCACCTCTGAGGACCCCAAGGTTCTCGAGGTGCGTCAGGCCCTGTACGACTTGGGTAAGCTCTCAGGCAAAGGGTTCGTGATCTTCAACGATCAGGTCCCCGACAAGTTCCTACGGGCGGCAGGCACAGACCTCCGCCGGTTGGATAGCACTGAGAAGCGCCATGTCATCGACACGTTCGCCAAAGAGCTTCGGAAGACTGGACTGATGGATGCCCTTCACAAGGCCCTTGTAGTCGAGAAGGATAAGCTCAAGGAGAACGGGTTAGGACTGGGCGGACCAGTGAAGTCTGCACGTCTCGAGGCTGTTCGGAAACTCATTACCAAAGCTCGTGAGCAGGCATGGGCCGCTACACTGAAGAAGGAAGGTCTACTCGAGGAAGGCACTGGTGTCATACCGGGTGGAAACAAGAAGCTCCAAGAAGAGCGTTCCTACGGTGCAAGCGCCATTCTCCGCGACGAACTAAATTAACAAACAAACGGCTCGCCCCTAACCGGGCGGGCCTTTTCCTTTCCACTTCATTTATTCATAGGGAATAACAAATGACTTTCTACAACACATTTGCAAACTATGTGGGAGATGACAGCACAACCGACTTTGCTATTCCCTTCTCCTACCTCTCTGAGGACGATGTAGTTGTGACCCGCCAAGGTGGCGCAGTGTCCTACATCTTCCTGAACCCTAGTACAATCCGAATCTCAGCCCCACTTGCTGTCGGGGATAGCCTCAAGATCGAGCGCGATACCTCCCTTAGCGAAAAGGCTGTAGTATTCAACAATGGCTCCCCCTTCACCGCAGGCCAGATGAACGCCGGGTTCAACCAGTTGTTCAACGCCATGCAGGAGAGCAGTGACACCACAGGCTCACAGTTTGGTATTACAAACGACGGCAACTGGGACGCCATATCTCGCCGGATTACCAACACAGATGATCCGGTTGACGCCCAGGACGTGGCAACCAAGAACTATGTTGACACGGGTGTTGGCTCCTCTGTTGTAGCAGCGGCTGCATCAGCAGCAGCAGCCTCGTCTTCCGCAAGTGACGCCGCCTCGTCCGCCTCTACTGCATCAACAGCGGCCAGTGACGCGCTCACCTACTCATCTAATGCGTCTACTTCGGCTAGTGCTGCATCTAACTCTGCCGCCAATGCGCTATCCTCGGAAAACGCAGCTAGTTCGGCTAATACGTCAGCACAAGCTGCCCAGGCTGCGGCAGAATCTGCACGGGATTCTACCCTAACTGCTTACGACGACTTCGATGATCGTTACCTCGGTGCAAAGGCTTCCGACCCTACCCTTGATAATGACGGTGCTGCATTGATTGCTGGTGCCCTCTACTTCAATACGACCTCGGAGAGCATGAAGGTTTACACAGGGTCTACTTGGGAAGCGGCATATGCCGATAGTGCTTCTTTTGTTTCCAAGTCCGGCGACACGATGACCGGCACGCTCAATCTGCCTAGCAACGGGCTGACGGTTGGGACGGACCAGTTGGCAGTGAGTGGAGGCAACGTCGGTATTGGTACTAGCTCTCCAACACAAGCGCTTGACGTCAACGGTATTGTTAATGTTGGTGGCGGCAAAATAGACATTAGGCCTTCAGATGGTTCTACAGGCACATGTTCATTTCAAATAGGTGAGGCCCGAACTGGCGATGGCTTTAGCCTTATAGACTTAATCGGAGACGCTACATACACGGATTATGGACTGAGAATTATTCGCACCAACGGTGGAGCGAACGCTTCTAGTCAAATAAATCACCGTGGGACTGGTGAATTCTTCTTTATCACAACGGAGGCTGCCCCTATAGCTTTCCAAACAAACAGCACTGAGCGTATGCGAATCGACAGCGCAGGTAGGGTCGGTATTGGTACTACCAGTCCATTAGCAAGCCTATCAATGTCAGGAGGCGGTATTCTCATTACAGGGGACGGAGACTACTTCTCCGGCGGTGCTTATTTCGACGCCAGTTGGAAAAACTCTGTATCAAGCCAAGGCGGTTGGGCTATTCGTAACGCCTCCGGCGTATTTACTGTTTACACCGGAGTAAGCCCCGGAACTGCCGGTTCTACCTTGAGCGATTTTTCAGAAAAATTTCGTATCGACGGCAGCGGTAACGTAGGTATTGGTACGACTTCGCCGAGCTATCAGTTGCAGCTATCTTCTGACAGTGCCGCCAAACCGTCCACAAACACTTGGACAATAGCGTCTGACGGTCGTTTGAAAACAGAAACCGGCGAATACACCAAGGGCCTTGATGCTGTCTGCGGCCTCCGTCCTATCACCTACACCTACAATGGTAAGGGTGGTTTCACTGACACAACAACTGAGAACATATCAATCATTGCTCAAGAGGCGCAGGTACATTTCCCTGAGTGTGTTGGCGCGGTAAGGGGTGAAATTGATGGAGTGGAGACGGACATCCTTAACTGGAATGGTCACGCCCTGACGTTTGCCTTGGTCAACGCTGTGAAGGAACTCAAGTCTAAAATCGAAACATTAGAAGCCCGTGTGGCTCAACTCGAAGGAAACTAGCAAATGGCACCTATATACACATGGTCGTTCCCTCAGTTCGACGTAGCCCCATTAGCCGACGGTCTCACTGACGTCGTTAAGACTATCCACTGGCGTGTGGACGGTGTTGACGGGGAGTATTCCGCTGGTGCTTACGGATCGGTAGCCCTTGAGCCTCCCAACCCCAGCGCATTCACTCCGTTCACGTCCATCTCAGAACAGTGGGCGATTGATAACGTCGTACAATCTGTGCCCTTGGCTGACATACAGAACGGAATTGAAGCCGCTATTGAAGCCAAGCGTAATCCTCCTGTGGTTGGTAAAGCAGCACCGTTCTAGGAGTAATTATGCAAAACAATTTCCCCAAAGCACTCGCCCTTGTCTTAAAACACGAGGGCGGGTACTCCAACCACCCCCGCGATCCTGGGGGAGCTACAATGAAGGGCGTCACCCAGCGGGTGTACGATGCCTACCGGAGGCGTAGAGGGGCTCCACGGAGGTCTGTACGATCCATCGAGGACCGTGAGTTACAGGATATCTACAAGTTTCAGTACTGGGATGCTGTAAGGGCTGACGAGATGCCTGACGGTCTGGACTACGCCATGTTCGACTATGCTGTGAACTCGGGGCCTACACGGGCCGCCAAGGACCTACAGCGGGTCATGGGCGAGAAGGTAGACGGCCATGTAGGCCAGATCCTACTCGATGCCATCAAAGAGTATAAGCCGGAAGAACTAATCACTAGCCTGTGTGCGAGGCGGTTAGCTTTTCTCAAACGGTTACGCACATGGAAATACTTCGGTAGAGGATGGTCCCGTCGTGTAGCTGATGTCAAGAAAAGAGCCCTGCGGATGGGGAATGCCGTACCGTTCGAGCCTCCACCCGCCAAGCGTACAACCTCGAGGGCCGAGGAAGGCGACCTGAAGACCACGGCCAAACCCGGGTTCTTCGATAAGGTAGCTACAGCCATCGCCTCTGGTGGGGCTGGCGTAGCCGCTGCCCTACAGGGTGTGGACTGGCGTGTCGGTGTGGCACTGGTGGTCGCTGTGGCCGTAGGCCTTGGCGTCTACATGGTGTTCATCAGGAAGACGGACGACGTATGATCCTAGTCTACCACCGCCCATACTCAAAACAGAAAGCAGCGTTGGGGCAAACGCCCCTTCGCTTCTTCATCGCTAGGTGGCCACTTACCCGCCCCTACCTCACCACAACCGAGCAGATGCCTCTCGCACCCAATGAGAGCGTGCTCATAATAGGATTGGAGCCTGACGATGATCTTATCGCTTATTACTAACTACGTCCTCTCCCCAGTTGGGAAGGTCGTATCCGCCGTCGCAGGCGTCCTGTTCGCTGTCTGGTACATCTACCAGAAGGGAAAGACACAGGCGACACTCGAATTACAAAACAAATCCTTTAAGGAGGCACGAGATGCTATCAAGAAAGCTAACGATGCTCGCCTCAGGTCTGCTCTTGATAGCGACCGTGGGGGGCTGCTCGAAGACGACGGGTTTAAACGCGACTAGCGTGACCTGTGACGTCTTGAAGCCAATAACATGGTCCTCCAAGGATACACGCCTGACGATCAAGCAGATTAAGGAAGCTAACGCTGCTTGGAAGTCCGTCTGTCAAAGGTAATGGGTGACGATATGGAACGCCCTGACAGAGATCGGATAACCAAGATGGAGGTCGAGATCGTACACTTGTCCAACCAAGTTAATAGAATGGCGAAACAAGTGGCCGAAATGCACGATCTATTACAGCAGGCCCGTGGGGCGAAGTACTTCATCATTGCCGCCGCTGCTGTAGGAGGCTTCCTCTCCTCAAAGCTGGCCGTTTGGTCGGGCATAATAGGAGGACTACCAAGGTGAAAAAACTTATTTCAAACAGATGCCGAAGATACTTCTACGCAACACTCGCTGCTATGTTTGGCGTCGTGATCGGACTAGGCGGACCTGGGTGGACCGAGTCTCTCCTTCTCCCAATGAAGGTGAGCCACTCTTTTGAACAATACGAAACCCCTGATGGCTCCAAGGTCTGCATTCGTATGGACATTGAGAGGGTCAGGCCAGGACGGGTGTTATTCAAGTCGTGGACATTGCAGACGAGAGAGGCACACCCGTTACGCATATCCCTGCATACCGTGAAGGTCTCTAAAAGACCTCCCCTTAGGTACGGGGAGCGTGGGGTTGTGTCACTATGCGCACCCAAGCCTGAATACCTCAAGAAGAACCCCAAGGTGAAATACATCATCTACGGGTACGTCTACTACGACGTCTGGCACGGCCTGTGGCAGGTGCCTTGGCACATATGTGAGGAACACTATGACTGAAAAGACTAGAGCCTCAGAGGCCCTCCTAGGGCAGCTACACGAGGCTATCGCCGCAGAGCTACTCCGCCGAGTAATGGCGGGGGAAGCATCCACGGCAGACCTGAACGTCGGCCTGAAGATGCTAAAGGATAACCACATCGAAGCCCTCATCACCGAGGGTAGCAACCTCCACAAGTTGTGGGAGAGCCTGCCTAAGTTCGATGATGACGAGGAGTATGCCAATTGACAGAAGAGGACCCACTAAAGAAAGACTTCAGGAAGTTCCTGTGGTTGATCTGGAAGCACCTTAATCTACCAAAGCCTACACCTCTTCAATACGACATAGCCCAGTTCCTAGCCTCCCCTCGCCCCAAGGTCTGCATCCAAGCCTTCCGGGGTGTGGGGAAGTCTTTCATCACGTCTGCTTATGTCCTCTGGGAGCTCTACAGGGATCCTCAGAAGAAGGTGCTTGTGGTCTCCGCCTCGAAGAACCGGGCAGACGCCTTTTCTACCTTTACCCAGCGTCTCATAACCGAGGTAGACGTCCTGAAGTTCCTCCAGCCTACAGAGGATCAACGAAATTCCCGCATCGAGTTCGACGTGGGGCCTGCAACGGCAGACCAGTCGCCTTCCGTGAAGTCAGTAGGTATCACCGGGCAGATCACGGGCTCTCGTGCAGACATCATCGTCGCCGATGACGTAGAGGTCCTGAACAACTCAGCGACCCCTGATATGAGAGAGAAGCTGATAGAGCGGACGAGGGAGTTCTCAGCGGTCCTGAAGCCCCTCCCTGAAGCTCGTATCATCTACCTGGGTACGCCCCAGACCGAGGGCTCCATCTACCAGCAGCTCCCCGAGACCTTCGAGACACGCATCTGGCCTGCCCTGATGCCCTCAGAGGAGGAAGCAGAGCGGTATGGGGAGGCCCTGGCCCCTTATGTCCGCAATATGAAGGACAGGAGCCCGGGAGACACTACCGATCCCCAGCGGTTCTCTGACATCGACCTCGCTACCCGTAAGGCCGAGTACGGTAAGGCAGGCTTTGCCCTGCAATTCATGCTCAACACCCAGCTCTCCGATGTCGAGAAGTACCCCCTGAAGATCAGAGACCTCCTCGTCATGGACGTAGGGCCC